CTGACGACAACCAGCTGTTTGGTTACCGGCCCGATACCCTGGTTATCGCTGAATCGGCCATTGACCTGCTACTGAATAGCCAGCAGACACAGGCTTTCTACAATGGCAACATGGCAGATCAAAACCCGGTTTACACTGGTGTTTTGCCCTTTGCTCTGCGTGGTCTGCGTGTGGTCACGTCCCCGTGGCTGACTGATGATGACGTGTATGTCATGCAAGCTGGTGTGGCTGGGTTCCGTAGCGATACGATCCCGCTCAAGTTCTCCCCGCTGGCTGTGGAGAGTGGCGATCCTAGCGATGAGCTGGGTGGCAACACCATGTCGTGGCGCATGAACGCTGTGCGTAAGCGCATCATTGCTATCACCGACCCCAAGGCTGTGGTCAAGCTCACCGGCCTACAGGGGTGATGAGCCGTGCCCAAGATGCGACTAACCGTAGACCTTTGGGCACCCACCCTTGATGGTGTGTCAAGGGAGTTCACCTATGGCGACCGATTCCACATTGACGATTCCACAGCTGAGTGGCTGCGACGAAATGGGATTGCCAAAGATGCGGATGATTTGAGCGGTGACGATAAGCACGCTCCCACACCACAGCCGGGGACGGTGGACTATGACCCGGATGACACCAATACCACTAGGCTTTTTAGTGAGCTGGGTGGAGATGAGCTGGGAATACCTGAGACTGACTCTACCCATGACGGGGTAGAGGTAGACGATACCCCGGCGGTGCCTAAGCCGCTAGCAGCGGCCAAAGTGGATGCGTGGCGCCGCTACGCTACATCCCTTGGAATCGACCCTAAAGGTCGGTCCAAGGATGAGCTACGTTCCCTGTGTGCACAGCGTGAATCCCAGAGCTAGGGAGGTGACCAGTGGCAGAACTCACCATTGACATTGATGATTTTGAGGCACGCTTGCCGCGTCCTTTTCATGATGATCATGAGCGACGTCGTGCCGCCCTGCTTTTCCAGGATGCTGTAGCGATCATTCGTGAGGCAGTGGAAGAGGCAGGGTACTCCCCCGCTGAGTGGGTTGCTGTAGAGCGCAACAAGCGCCGCGCCATTCTGGTGGCTCACTCCATGGTGGCCACGGCCATTATGATCGGTGAGAATGTAGGTGTCATGCAGGTGTCTACTACCACTGGCCCCTATACGGAATCGACCAGCTACAGCGGTCGGATTGCTAATCCGTCCCTGTGGGGTGGCGTGGAGTTGACAGACTGGCACCTACAGTTTTTGGGGTTGCTGTCTGGATCAACTCCACAAGCGTCAAACCCAGACCCTTACCTTGTCTCCCCGGAATCCTCCCTAGTGAGCATGTACGCCGCCCCTTTTCCCGGCTCCGTACCAATAGGGGGGTGGTACGGGCATGGCTATCCAGGGTATGGGTGAGTCGATCACCATTACCGCGCCGCGTTATATGGATGACTACGGGCGGTGGGTCGAAGACCCCCGCGCTGAGTCCACCATCTACGATGGTTGTTTACTGTCCCCCACCCGGTCACAGGACATGGTGAACACCTCCCTTACTGGGGAGGTGACCAGCTGGGATGTATTCATGCCGTATAAGACGGTGGCACTACAGCGGGGCCAACGTGTCCTTGCCCGGGGAGAGTGGTTCGTTATTTCGGCGGTTCCATTCAACTGGATTCCTGCACGTCGAAGGAACGCACTGCACGGAACACGTTTCACTATGACCAGAGTGGAAGGGGCAAGCTAATGGCAACCAGACCCACTAAGGTGGTCGTTGATTCCCGAGCGCTTGCCCGGTTCCTTGACGGCAAGGAAGTGCGAGCCGCGCTAGCTGGGGCTGCACAAGAGACCTTGGACGCGGCAAAGCTGCGTGGCAAGACAAAGGTTCACATACAACGCAACCGTGGAGGTCGCGCTGTGGCTTTGATCGTGCTCAATGGTAAGCGAGCAGCTGCGTACCACACCCGCACTGGCCACATCATCAGTGCTGCGGCAAGTGTGGGGTTGGACGTCAAACGTAGGCCGGGGGTGCATTAAATGGCAACTGAAATCCAGCGCCCCTACGACGTCTGCACGGCCATGGTGAAGCTGCTTAAGTACTACGTCATTGACGTGCCCGTATCCACGTCTTTGCCCCCGCTGTGGAAGGCAGAGAACGGACGGCCACACATTGTGGTGTCGCATGGCGGGTACATTGAGGCCAAAAGGTCGCATGACGTGCAGCATGTGAATGTTGCTGTATATAGCAATGAGCGCCCCCGCGCTTTCAATCTATTGGGCCGTGTCAACGGCATTTTAGATGTACTCAGCGCTGTGGGGTGTGGAATGCGTATCGAACGTATTTCCAATTTGAACGTGGTTCACAGCGACATCTCCGCTGGCTTTGTGGCCGGTGGAACGTTCGCTGTCACGACAACAAAGCAGACAGAGAGGCTGTGACATGGCTGATAACAAGCCAGATATTTGGTTTTATGGTGAGTGAGATCAAACCAGATGGAACATTCCCAGAGTACTGGCAGCTAGTGGGCCTTTTGAATGGCTCAGACGGCTTCACACAAGAACGTGAGTTCTCCGAGACTGAGGCCACTGCCTGGGGTAAGGGCGTTGTGGACAAATCCCGCAAGGACTTTAAGTCCACGGGTGGATTCACGGCCCTTGAGGATAACCCAGTAACTCACTACCTTGCATGGCCGGGATCAACCGAACATGTGATCACGGTTCCTCACCCAGCCCGTGTTTACGTCGCGTATAAGACGATCGACAAGGACGGCAACACCCTTATTTGGGTGACCCGTGAAAAGGCAGAGGTCTTTGCAGGTAACCTGTCCAAGACCGATGAGGTGGCCGGTAAGCAGTTTGCTGTCACCCACTTTGTCGATTCCAAGGGCGGGTTGTTCGACCAGATCAAGATCAAGGCTGGTGAGAAGACGATCCAGAAGATCGCTCCGATCCGCATTGATGGTGTGACCGCTGAGGAATCCCCGCTTGTGCTCCCTGCCACCGGCGGTGGATTCAACCCCGGCGGTGCCGCTGCAGCTGCACCTACTCCCGCTGGTCCCGGTGCCGCAGCCGGGAATCCAGGACAGCCGCCCGCAGCTCCGCCCCGCGCTGGTGGACAGCCCGGCGTTGGTGGATAAGCCCTAACACCCCTAAAGAGGAGACCACATGGCACAGCTCCCTACCGAAGCTGAAATCAATGCCGAGGCGGCCCGTCGCGGTCTAACCGATGCGACGGGCCGTGCGCTGCCTTACTTGCGAACAGGTATTGCCAAAGAGCTATACGATGCACGCCTTGAGGCAGAGGCACAAGAAGAGTTGCTATATAACGCAACCGACGATTACACAGAGCTTGACCTTGAAAGCATCGCTGATGTGGTGTTTTCCCTGGATGAGCTGCTGAAACGTCGTGGCACACTGTCCCGTGTACGCGCGGCGGTGTGCAGCGCTGTAGCATCTGAATTGTCCGCTGCGATGCTTGGAACCGAGGAAGACCCCGGCTACGAGATTGCAGAAACCCTATCTGAGATGGAGGAACATATGTCTGAGATCACCCCGGCTCTGACCAGCCTCAAGGATACTCTGACCCGTGCGTATGCTGAACTTTCGGCACGCAAGTCTGAACCCGCTGTGTCTGAGGAAGACAAGAAGGTTCTGGCTGAGATCGCTGGTCTGGCAAAAGCCCTTGACGAACTCACCCCTGACGACGTCACCCCGGTTGCCCCTGAGCAGCCCGCTACCCCGGCTGAGCCTGTCACCCCGGATACCCCTGTGGAGACCCCGGCCACCCCGGAACAGCCCGCTGACAACGCAACTCCGGCTGAGCCTGTAGCACCGGCCGACAATGCTGGTGAGCAGCCCGCAACTCCGGCTGAGCCTGTCACCCCCGTCAACCCGGTTGACACCGGCTTCTAAGTAGAAGCCACTAGGGAGGTTGCTGTAAAAGGCACCCTCCCTTTCCCGCTATTCCTTATCGTGAGAGGTACCTAAAGACATGGCACGCAAACGCCGCAACAAAAATAACCAGAACCAGCAGCGTCAATCCTGGCAGCAGGGCCTACAGCCGGGGGCTGAGGCGGTGGCCATTGCCCGTGATGAGGCTGAAAACCCCAAATGGGTGTATGTCGATTTGACGATTAATGAGGGTGAACCAGAGGAGGAAACCCTTACCCTTAAGATGTACCGCAACCCCATGGATGGGGATTGGCGCATCTTGCCGCTCATTTCACGCATGAACAAAATGAATCCGCGTGAGCGTGAGCGCGCTGGCATCGATATTCTGATTGAGTTTGTGCCCCTGCTTATGGCCCCTGGCCTGTGGGATGACATTAAAGACCGTGGTCTTTCCGGTTCCGACCTGCAAACCATCATGGAGCGGTGGGAAAGTGCAGTGGCCCCAAAAGACTGGCAAGCTTAATTTGGCTGGTCTTTGAACACTTTGACCTGCTAGAGGTGGATTTTCACACCTACTACGGAATTGACATCACCGGTGTTTTCACCGGTGATTTGTCTTTCCGCAAGCTGCTTGTGTTGGCGCATGGTCTGCAGCGGGGGAGTGCTTTCCTGGCTGCGATCCATGAGCAACCACGGCGTAGTTTTGCTGATGAAATCCTCATGGACATTGTGGAATCCAACACGGGCAAGCCTCACCCGGTGAGGGACTATGAGCGCAAGGTCAAGGAACAGGCAGAGCGTGCCCCGCTCATTGAGGCCGCTAAGAGGCGTGCGGCTGAGCAGCGCGCTAAGTCGAACGGGGACATGTCTATGTGGCAGCCCCGTTGATTTTTAATGCAACAACGCTATGGAGGTAAGTAGCACATGGCCGGTACAAATCTTGGATATGCCACCTTGGCTATCACCACCTCCGTAGCGGGCATCAATGAGCAGCTGCGTAGCGCGATTACCGGCCCCGTGCAACAGGCCGCTAATCAAGCGTCGAAGACGCTTTCCGACACCATGAAGAGCGGCGCTGAACGGGCGGCTGAGGAAGTCAAGCGCGCCTATGAGAAAGAGGCCAAAGCCGCTGATGCAGTAGTCGCAGCGGATCGCAAGATCGCAGATGCTAAAGAGATGGTGCTGATTAAGACCCGTGCCGTTCAAGCAGCTGAGGCAGACCTTGAGCGCGTGCGGTCTTCATCGTCAAGCAAAATAGCTCAAGCTGAGCAGCGGCTGAATGACCTGCGTAGTTCGTCAAAGGCTAGCGCGGATCAAATCGCAGATGCTGAACGCCGGTTGAATGAGGCGCGGCTGTCTGGTGAGTCAGCTATCTTACGGCGGCAAAACGCTGTGGATTATCAACGACGACGATTTCGGCATTGATTCCAAAGACGAACAAACCATCGTGCCCAAACGTTTGCCCAACGGCGAAACCGATGCCACGCGCCTGTACCGCATTCCGTTGAACATCAAAT